TCGACGCTCGCCGGGCTCACTGATGTGCAGATCACCGCTGCCGCCGAGGGTGATGTCCTTCGATACAACGGCTCGAAGTGGGCCGACTACGCCGAAGTGAACCTGACCGATGGAGGTAATTTCTAGCCATGCCGAACGTCATCAGAATCAAGCGTCGCGCGTCATCCGGTGGCGCAGGAGCGCCGAGCTCGCTCGCCAACGCCGAGCTCGCGTTCAATGAAAACTCGAACATCCTCTACTACGGTACAGGCACCGGCGGTGCTTCTGGCTCGGCCACTAGCGTGATCGCGATCGCGGGATCGGGTGCGTTCGTCTCGATCACCGAGGTCCGCGCTGCGAACACGGTCCTCGCTGGACCGACGAGCGGTGCCGCCGCTGCGCCGACGTTCCGGGCGCTGACCGCCGACGACATCCCGTCGCTGTCGGGCGTCTACATCCCGATGTCGGGCACGGCGACGCCGACCGGGACGTACACGTTCTCGGGCACGGTAAACGTCACGGGCACGTTCCAGGTCGGCTCGACGACCGTCACGTCATCGGCGGCCGAGTTGAACCTCGTGGATGGCTCGATCGCGAACACGGTCGTCAACTCGAAGGCAGTGATCTACGGATCGGCCGGTCAGATCGCAGCGACGACGGTCACCACCAGCGGCAACGCGACGGTCGGCGGCGATCTGACGGTGACCGGCAACCTCACGGTCAACGGCACGGTCACCACGGTCAACTCGACGACAGTGACCGTGGATGACAAGAACATCGAGCTCGGGTCGGTCTACTCGCCGACTGACACGACCGCCGATGCCGGTGGCATCACACTTCGCGGAACGACTGACAAGACGATCCTCTGGCTCAACTCGACCGACTCGTGGACCTACAACCAGAACATCGAGCTCACCTCGGGCTACGCCTACCGGATCGACGGCGTCTCGGTGCTCAGCAAGACGACGTTGGGCTCCACGGTCGTGTCGTCATCGCTCACGAGCGTGGGCACGATCACCACGGGCACGTGGTCTGCCACCGAGATCGCCGTGACCAAGGGCGGCACCGGACTGACCAGCGTGGCGAAGGGCACGGTGCTCGTGGCGAACGACACCAACACGATCACCGCGCTTGACGGCGGCGGTAGTAACGATGGACTCCTCGCCTACACGGCATCGAGCGACACGATCGCTTGGGCGACGAGCATCGACGGCGGGACGTTCTGACGTATGCCGACGTATCCAATCCAAATCAAGCGCAGCGGAACGGCTGCATCAGCGCCGTCGTCGCTGGCTCACGGCGAGTTGGCACTGAACTACGCCGACAAAGTTCTGTATTTCAAGGACGCCTCGAACGTCATCCAGTCGTTCACGTTCCAGTCCTACGCGCTCGCGTCGCACACCCACGCCGCCTCGGACATCACATCCGGCACGCTGGACGCCGCCCGCCTGCCCCTCGCGACGACGCTGGCCGCCGGTGCGGTGATCGTCGGCACGGGGCTCGGCGTGTCGTCTGGCACGGTGAGCGTGACGTACGGGACGACCAGCGGCACGGCTTGTCAGGGCAATGACTCGCGGCTCTCTGACGCGAGGACGCCGACATCGCACGCCCACGGCAACATCAGCAACGCCGGTGCGATCGGAGCGACGGCGAACTTGCCTGTCATCACCACCACGTCGGGCGTGCTGACGACGGGAACCTTCGGTACGTCGGCGTCGTCATTCTGCGAGGGCAATGACGCCCGCCTGAGCGACACCCGCACGCCGACGGACAACACCGTCAGCACGGCGAAGATTCAGAACGACGCCGTCACGTATGCCAAAATTCAAAACGTCTCCGCCACCGACCGCCTGCTCGGTCGCTCGTCTGCGGGTGCAGGCGACGTGGAGGAGATCACCTGCACCTCGTTCGGTCGTTCCTTGATTTCGTCAGCCGACGCCCCTGCGGCGCGCACCACGCTGTCCGTGCAGCCGACGGCGAGTCCAGCGTTCACTGGTGCGGCGACGTTCGCCAATACAGGCGACGTGGTCCCGCTGACAGTGACCAACGCAGGCACCGCCAACTCGTTTGTCGTCAACGACGCGAGCGGGGATACGACGCCGTTTGTGATTGATGCGGCTGGCAACGTGGGCATCGGAGTCTCCAGCCCTACGCACAAACTAGACTGTGGCGGCGAGTTCCGTTTGCGCGGCACCGGCCCATCGTCAGAAGCCGGAAAACTTCACCTGTACTATGTCAGCGACACAAACAGAGCGACGATCACAACTGGCCCGTCGGGGGAAATAATTGTTGAGACAGGCGCGTCGTCGCCTGCCACCCGCCTCACCATCTCCTCCACCGGCACCGCAACGTTCACTGGGCAGATACTCGCGGATGACCTCACCACATCGAACAGCGTCGTCTACGGGTTCGACGGTGACACCAACACCGGAGTCGGACGGGGTGGGGCCGACATCCTGACCTTCGTCACCAACGGCAGCGAGCGGGTGCGGGTGGATGCGTCGGGGAATGTGGGGATTGGGACGACGAGCGCCGCTGGCCGCTTGCACGCATACAACGGTGCCGACGCTACTACCGCAGTTCTGATTGGAGAGGTCAGCGGCGCTTTTTCTAACGCTGCCGACATGAGTCTGCGACGCGGCGGCACTGAGTTGGGGAGGGTGTCGGCGGATTACTTTGACGGCATGAACTTTTTGGTTACCTCTGGCAGCGGCAATGCCGCTGTGCAGAGGATGCGGATCAATACTGGCGGCGAGTTGATGATCGGGTACACAACCGATCAAGGAGGCTATCTTCTCCAAGTCAACTCCCAGATTTACGCTACAAACGCGACGATCGCTACGTCCGACGCACGGTTCAAGACCAATGTCGAAGCGTTGACCGACGCCACTAGCGTCATCGAATCGCTGCGGCCCGTTGCGTTCGACTTCATCCCGCAGGCAGACCGCAACTTCGCCACAGAGCGTCAGGTCGGACTGATCGCACAAGAGGCGCAGGCGGCGCTCGCTGGCACCGACTATGCCGATAGCGTGGTCGCACAGTGCGGCGACCATCTTGGATTGGCATACGAGAAACTGGTGCCGGTGCTGATCAAGGCACTGCAAGAGAGCAACGCACGCATCGCCGCACTAGAGGAGCGAATCAATGGCTGACATCCCCACGCTGTACTGTGCTGAACCGCTGGACGTGCCTGCAAAGGTGTTCGACAAGTTGTGGGTGAGAGAAATCGTTCTGTCATCCGTGACAGGCGGCGAAGCAGAGGCCCGCGTGACCCTCGTCCGATTCCGCACCACAGAGACCGGCGTGGAAGAGGCACCCGCCGAGCCGGTACGGCTCCACGTCCGCGACCTGCTCGCGGGAGCCGACTCCGATCCAGACCTCGCGGCGGCGGTGGGGGCGTTGATGAATTACGTGGGCAAGGTCGGCATTGAGCAGGGCGTGGTCGCGGCGGGCGAGTGATATGGTCGTCCTGTCGTCGATCCTGCGTCGCGAAGAACCGCAGCGCGAGCGACGCGAGCGGGTGCCGCTGCCCGGCGAGCTCGCGGTCGTCTGCGTCTTCTGGAATCCTGCCGGGTGGCGATCGCTGCGGAGGAACTACCTGCGATTTCTCCACGAGATGAAGTGGTGGGGCGTGCCGACGTTCAACGTCGAGCTCGCCTACGAAGGGCAAGCGTTCACGTCCGACGACGCGTGGCTCAAGGTCCGAGGCGGCGACCGGAACGTCCTGTGGCAGAAAGAGCGCCTCATCAACCTCGCGGTCGAACGCCTGCCCGACCGCTTCGACAAGATCGCGTGGATCGACGCCGACATGGTGTTCCTCGACCACCAGTGGCCCGAGCGGCTATGCCGCACGCTCGAAGAGTGGCCGGTCGTCCAGATGTGGAACGAGTGGCACTGTGCAGGGCCTGACGGGCAGATCGAGAGCAAGAAGCTCTGCGTCGGACATCGCTGCGAAAGGTATCTCAGCGAACAGAACTGCTGCCCAGGCGGTGCGTGGGCGGCACGACGCGATATCTGGCCGCTCTACGATCGCCACATCGTCGGCAGCGGCGATTCGATGATGGTCGAGGGATGGACGAACCACCAAGTGAAGCGCTGTCTGCGACTGATGAACGAGCCGATGGCGAAGCACTTCCGCGAATGGAGCGACGTGGCGTACGCGAAGGTCCGGGGCGAGATCGCGTGCCTGCCCGGTGACGCGATGCACCTGCATCACGGGAGCCTCGCCGATCGGCAGTATCACTCCCGCTGGTTCCCGGTCGTGAACGGCGGCTACGACCCGGCGACGCACGTCGAGGTGGACGAGAACGGGCTGCTCCGCTGGACGGACTCGGCACCGCCGCAACTCGTCGAGTGGGTGCGAGGCTACTTCGCCAGCCGGAACGAGGACGGCTGAGTTGACACGCCTTGCACCATGCGGGCATGGACATCTCAGCCAAGCGAATCCTCGTCACGGGCGGTGCCGGGTTTCTCGGCAAGGCAGTCTGTCGCGTGTTGCACGGTCGCGGATGCC